ACTGATGATGGTACAAACGCCGACACAGATAACGAGTGGACATTTGTAGATGGTGACCCAGCTTACATTACTCATCAACGCTCAGACAACTCAAGGTTTAAGTGGGAGTATGACGCAGGAGTAAACACAGGAACAGATGCAGACACTACTGGATTCTTAGGAAACCGAGAAAGTCTGTCAAGTGAATAGAAAGAATGGTTTTACCTTAGTCGAACTGATTATGGTAATGGTAATCATTGGAATTTTAGCCGCAGTTTCGATACCGAGATTTACAAATATTGTCCGACAATCCGAAGCAGCTTCCGAACAAGGAGTTTTGATTAATTTGGTCGCTGCTTTAGATACTTATAGTCAAGAAGAGTTTATCGATAATGGTGTCCAAGAGTGGCCAAACAATCCATTTGACGCACTTAATAAAGTACCACAATCCTACGACAAATCAAATACCACTTTGATGGTAGAGATGAACGATAGTGATTGGATTTTTACTGGTGAAGCAAGTAATGATTTTAAAAATTCAATAGTTCATCGTAGGAAAGAAGATAGTTTAGCAGTTTGGACTTATAATTCATCAACGGGTGAGATTGGATATTCCAATCCACCATATCAACCAAATCAAGTTGTATATAGACGAGATTTGGAAGGACAATAAAAATGATAAAAAAAATACTGAAAGAGAAAATGAATGAAGGTTTTTCTTTAGTAGAATTAGTAATGGTTATGGTCATCTTAGGAATATTATCAGCAGTGGCTGTCCCTAAGATGACATCTGTTTTAAACTCAGCAGCAGTATCAGCTGAAAAGACGACTGTAGATACAATATGGGCAGGGTGTGAAACTTACGCAAGTGATAAGCTAATCGAAACTGGAAATGAATCATGGCCTTATAATCCACTCACAGTCATGGGTAGAACTCGTAATATCAAGATAAATTTAACATTGGGTGTACCTGATGAGGATAACGAATGGCAGTTTAGTTTGATTGATGCTGAAGAACCTGCTATCTTTCATCACAGGCGTGACGATGAAATTTATTATTATACATATGATTCTACATCATTTGAATTATCTGAGGAACCAATTAGATATATAGCACAATAATATGAGTAATCAAATAAAAGAATTACTTTTGTATGGTGGAATCTTTATATGTTTAGCATATGTGATATTCTCACCCGAAAAAGATTCTAAACCTACAGTAGTAACCCCATCATTAGTAGATTTCGATGAACATCCAATTGTTGCTTGGTTGGACTATGATAGAAAAGGAGGACCTTGTGTAAAGGTCAGATACGAAGTAAAAAGAAAAAAAACCAAGTTATTTATGTTTGATGGAAATGGAAAGAGTGTACATCAAACACCTATCTCTCTAAGTCCACATAGAGATGGAAGAAAAAGAATCGAAACATATACATGGAAATTATATAGAACGGAATGGTCATCTAACATAGAACCAGGTTTTTATACGATAGTAGTTGGAACACAATATGATAAGAGAGGTATAGGAACCGAAATAGAAATATTATGAGTTGGGCACCTCTAATCATTATTTGTTTAGGAGCTTGTCTTATTTGGGAATTAGACGAGAAACAAACAATAAAGAAATACAAGAAGAAAAAAAGAATTGAACAACAGAGAGAAAAATGAAATACTTACCATTATTGTTAGTAAGTGTTATGTATTCACAAGTAGACGAACAAGTCTTTACAGACCAAGGTATCACAAGAACATCTGAGTTTAAACGAGATGTTGCATTTGGACAAGATTGTGATGATACGGAATATAGAGATTATAAAGGTTCACCTGCTTGGAAAGGTTATGGTGGGTGGATATCTGAATGTGATTCAATCCGTTCTGTAAATTTAGATAAAGAATTTGCTGAAAGGGATAGACTCAGAAAAATAGAACGGGCCAAACAAGATAGTATAGATACACAAGAAGCATTGGCAGAGATGGATAATTTAGATTTAGATGCCATGTGGGATAATACTGTATGGCAAGAAATACAAGATGTAGAAGATACCATATACGGAGAAGTAGAACAGATAACAGCAGTTGCTGGTGTTCGTGGTGCTGAAGCAGAAGATGAAGCACTTGACCATCTATATTACAGACGAAGTATGAAAGGAATTGCTCTAATAGATTTACAGAAGGCCTATGGTAAGTTGATGAATACAAAAGATAAACTTTTAGAAAAAAACCCCAATCATCCCAAATTAGAAAAGATAAATAATTTATTATCTCAGTTAGAATATAAAATGAAAAAAGTTTAACAATCTAACAAAAAACTATCACAAAATAAGTAAATAAAAGTGTTTTTTCTAAATATATAAGATAATTATGTTTTGAAAAGTAGAAATACTTTTCAAGAAACCGGAAACATAGTCTTATCACTAAATAAAGGAGAAAACCGATGAGAGCACTAGCATACCTAATGCTAATGGGCTTATTGACAGCCCAAGACTTACCAAATGGTGAGAGTCAATTACCCCAACCCAAAGTACCATTCGTACTTACATACTACGACATTAGAGAAGATATACTTTTAAAAAATCCAAAAGGTAAAATAGTTGTGGATTTTTTTATAAATGAAAAGGGAGAAGTAGAGAATCCTGTTATCAGAGATACTTTTAATCTTGACCTTAATGAAGTAGTGTTAGATAAAGTACGAAGTAGTTCTTATCATCCAGCAATCCAAAATGGTAAACCTGTCACAGTAAAGTACACTTTACCGATAGTTTTTAAATAACGGAGTACTGATGATTGAATATATTGTTTTAGGTGTTTTAGCACCAGTGTTTCTAAATCTCATGCATCTATGTGTAGGAATTTATATCGTGATGCAACGAGGAAGTATAATGAGTTTGGGATTTAGTGGAATGGGATTTTTAACCAAATCAATTGGTATGATATTTTTAACTTGGTTGGGTATAAGTAAGTTAGATATGGATTATCAGATATTTGTTCCACTATTAACATTCTTTTGGTTTTTTACTCATATAGTAGAAGCATTTGTCATACAACATTACATGGAAAAGAATGTACCTGATTGGGTACAGAAATTACAACTAAAATAAGGGGTTATTATGATTGGTTTATATATAGGATTAGGGATTACTTTTGTAGTATTATATTCTGTTGGTAAAATTTACGCTGATGACTACAAGGATTTTTTTAAATTCTAAACAATAAAAAAAAGGGGAATTTTTATTCCCCTTTTTGTTTTAAGATTATTTACTTCCGAAGATTTTAGAGAAAAAACCTTTCTTAGATTTCTTCCCTTTCTTACCACCTATCTTCTTACCTTTCTTTTTCTTCTTCTTGACTTCTTCCATTCCAGCACTATTGTTCATATCTGAAGCATTAGCAGTTGGAACAGCACCAAAAAAGATAAATAAAGAAAGTATACTTGTAAGTATTGTTTTCATAATACTCTCCATTAATAACGCGTTATGATTGATAAACATATCAATCGTTAATAAATATCCTTATAAACTCATAATATACATAATTTAAAGCAAAAAAAAGGGGGAAATGAATTCCCCCTTTTCTGTGCACCGATAATAGCTATTTACGGAATAAACCCACTAACACCAATAAAGCGACTAACCCAGCGAAACCGGATTCGCCGAATTTATTTATGATTAGTGTTAGGTTACCAATAACATTAACGCCGAAGACACCAGTACCGAATATTACTTCGGATATAGCACCAATGGCAACAAAGGACATTAATAGATGAGCTAAATCATCTACCCAACCTTTGACGAGTGTTATGATTTCCTTCATTGTTGTTTTCTCCCGTTGTTGTTTCTTATCACTAAACAGAAAAGGGATATTTAACTTCCTCAGTTCTGTGCTCGGACAGGATGCCCGAGTATATATAAATATTCTAATTTAAAAACTTTCATTAAGCTATATATATGAATCAACTTTGGGAGTTTTTACTATTTATTTATGAGTTATTGTACCAATAAACAACATAGGATTAGATATGTCAACTGAATATGAACTGTTTAAAGGTAAATCACTATCATCACTATTTGAAGATATATATAATAATTCCAAACATAATAAACACCAGCTCGAGGTATTGGTAAAGGAAGTTACAGGATTCATCAAAGATGGGGATATGGCCGTTCAACTAATCCCAATGATTAAAGAATATTTAGAAATAAATGTGAAAAATGATGAACAACTCGTTAAACTTGCTGGTATTGTTCAGAGAATAATAGCCAACGAAAATAAGGGTGGAGCAGAGGCGGAGTTTGGATTATCGGATAATGAAAAAGAGCAATTACTGAAAAGTATTGATGATGTTGTAGTAGATTTACAAAGTAAGACAGACGAAATAACAGACGAAGTAGAAAAAGTCAAAGGAAACTAAATGGGTCATTGGACACCAAGCTCGGAATATTCTGATTCGGGCCCTAAAAAAACTACATATGATAAAGATGGTAGTGGAGTGCCAACACAAGGTCGTGTTAGACAGATAGTAAAGTCAAATACACAAAACCCCAAAGGTTGGGAATACTATGAACTTGAAATAGCAGAAGTCTTAGAAGTTTTTGATTCCGAAGAAAAATTACCTGAAAATGACAAAGGTGAAAAGATTTGGGGATTGTTGGGTTGTATCAAGGCAAGACCACACCAATCTGAAAAAGATAAGATTGTTGCAAAATTAAAAATATATCAACCTCTTGATATGAACATGACAAAGATGCCATTAAGAAATGAGCATGTGGTTATTGTAAAATATTTAAATAATCATTATTATTTACCTGTTGTATCAATGTTAGGTAGTGTTAATGCAAATATAATACCAGGTACAAGTGGTTTTAGAGACCAAAAAATGATAGATGATGATTTCATATATGACTTTTTTGAGGCAAACAAAGACTTTGGTAATGATGAAAAAGTACGAAGATTAATACCAAGAGAAGGTGATGTGACCCTTGAAGGTAGATTTGGTAATACAATAAGATTTGGAAGTGCAATAGTTGAAGGTGCACACGGAGACGATACATCTACTCAAGACTCTCCAAACATATTGATGAGAGTTGGACAACTAACAGATGCTCAGTTATTCGATGAACAAAATTTAAGGCAAGAACTTGAAGATACAAACTTCAAACCTGCAGAAGAAAACATAAATTCAGATGGTAGTTCAATATGGATGACTACAGACCAAAAGGTAAATCTTGATATAGAGGAAACTAATGCTGATGACCATTCTTATATGTCATCATTTCATGAAGATGACCAACCAAATCTTGGTGGTAAACAAATAACAATAAATTCAGATAGAATTACATTCAATACTAAACGAGGAAAGATACTTGGATTTAGTCACGATGGTATTGGATTCTCAACCAAGAAAGCATTTACAGTCGATGCTGATGATGGAATGAATATTAATACAGGTGGTGCCACATCAATGGATATGAGACCTGGTGGTATTAGTTTGATAACACCTGGTAATTCAAGATTAGATTTGGGAGAGGGTGGTAAAGAAGGAGGACCTGATGTAATATATTTGTCAAGTGAATGTCCATCTTTTTTAACACTTGATGATAAAGCACATTTAGAAAGTTGTAAAGGTGCAAATGTTCACCTTGATGATTGTGCAGGATTATACACCGACAACGGAAGTTACTTTAAAATAGGTGGTAGTAATGATGAAGCTGTTATATACATAAAAGGTCGTGATGATGTTAAGGAACAACATTTGGTTTATGGTGAGGAGTTAGCAGATTTATTGGATAGTGTTTGTAATTCATTTGTTGAATTAGGAAGCACAATTCTTAGTTTGACAGGTATAGCAACTGGTGCAGGCCCAAGTGGCCCAATCAGTAGTGGCCCAACAAATCAACCAGCAATGGCTGCATGGGAGGCTGGAGTGGAGACCATACGGGCAAGAATATGTAACATATTAACAAAAGTGGATGTTTAGTGGGACTGGATAAAAAAAAACTTAAACAAGGATTAATTGATAATTATAGTAAACTAGCACAAGATGGTGAATCAAGTAAATCAGAATCGGCCGAGGGAATGTCAACGGCCATAATAGATTTTATGAAAGATGCTGAGATAATACCAATTGGTAGTCCAGCATTAACACCTGCTCCACCTGCGGTACCTGTACCCGATCCTACATCGTTAGGTTTGAAGTTAAAGGTAAGTGGTGTTGGAGGAGCTAAGGCACCATTAAAGGCAGCAATATTGGGTAGTTTTAATTTAGAAGACCCAACGATGACACAGATAACAACAGGTATCATATCTGCCGCAGCTTTAATGATAAATTTTGGAACACCAGCTCATTCAGCAGTAGGAACAAGTTTAATGTCAGTTCCACCAATATTAGCACCAGCCGTAGCAGTTGGAATGGGTGGTGGAAGTATAGAAGATGTTTGTGATAGTATGGCAACCATAATTACTGCATCTTTTTTAGCTACAGTTTTTACAGGAGTGGTTACCAAACCACCAGCTGTTATACCAGGTATAATCAGTAGTACAATAATATAGAATAGGAGTCTATAATGAAGAAACAAGAACTAATAAAGATAATAGAGAGATTAGTTCGTAAAGAAGTTAATAAACAGGTAAATGAGATATTTATTAATGAAGGAAAGAAAGCTTTAGCTAATCGTTCCGTAGAAAAAGATGAAATCTCATCCTCTTTAACTCAAATAGCAGAACAAGAATACACACAACCAAAACCCAAGAAAAGGGAGTATAAAGAATATACGAAGAATGAATCTCTCAATAGAATCTTGAACGAAACG